CTGCGAGCCAATCCCGTACCAGCCACAGGTTTGACACCTTTGGCAACAAGGGCAGGCGAGTATCCCGGCATGCGGCTACGACCTTTGCGACCCGTTGTGTGCCAACGCTCAAGCGGCTTGACCTTTGGAAAGGCATCACCAACGGCTTTGGCAAGAGGCTTGGCTTCATCCACCATCTCTTTGCGCAATGCGTCATAGGTCTCTTTCTCCATGCGCCTCAGCGCACGCAGCGTCTCATTGATACCTGTGGTTGAGATGCCGAACTTCAGTCCGTCGCCTTGGACTTGCAGAACATCGGCGTCTCTCTTTGATTGGCGAGACTTTGCCATAGTCAGCCAATCGTACTGCTACTTGTGCTTGCGTTGTGCCTGCTTTGCACGCCATCGCAGGTAAGCGACCATCGTGTTGATTGTTGCCTCGGATTCTTGTGCCAAGTCCCGGGGCTGCAGATGGAACTCGTAGGCAAGATGTACCAACAGCCATGTGGCTGAGTCATCACCTAACTTGCCAAAGGGCTCTCACCTGCATCACGCACAGACACATTGGCAACGGTGCGAATCCAATCGGGGTCAAACTTTGCTTTGGTCTTGTTGGAATGCGTTAGTTGCGACCATGCCAGCCATGCAAGGTCGGTGAGGCGCAAGTCCGTCTCAAAGCGTGCCACGCTGCGATTCCATGTGCGCTCAAAGGCAACGAAGTCCGCAAAGACTGCGTCAACATCCTCTGACTCGCCTGTGTGATACTCAACCTTCAATGCCAATCGCATCGCTGTCTCCTTTGGTTGTAGTTGCTATCAGGCAACTGCCTTGGCGAGCGAGCCGCCTTGGAACGACAGCGAGGTGGTGCCGAGTTCGCCGACAGCGCCATTGATTGGCGTGTGGCTAGCAAGGTAGCAGCCCGTGATGGTGTACGACGGATTGGTTGCCGACACGGCAGCATCCACAGCCTTGAAGCCGATGGTGGTCTGCTGACCAACCAACGGGAAGATGGTTGCCTCAACCGATGCGGCAGCGAAGTCCTGCTGGAGTTCAACATCGCAGGTGACATTGCCAAGACCTGCTTGGAACTTGCGCCAGTCATCACCGAATGCGGTGACCTCAACGGCTTCCTTCTCGTAGTTGATGGTGACGCTGGTTGCTCGCGACTGCAGGTCAACGCTGTTGATGGTGACGACTACATCGGTAAGAACAATCTGTGCCATGGCTGGTTATTCCTTCTCTGTTTGCTTGTTGATGGACTTTGTTTGAGGCTTGACTGCGATTGGTTCAATGAACCCGCCCTCAACGAGAGCAGGCACGCTGAGTCCAGCGAGGTCCTCGTCGTTGATGGTATCACCGGGCGCACCAAGCGAAGTGTTGTTGCTGATGATTCTGTAGGTCGTCATGTGTTCTCCTAGGCGTGGACTTGACATTGCAAAGTTATCTGCAGGAAGTCTGCGTCACCTTGTGTCACGGCGCTGATACTTGCACCGTTGGTCAAGATGAGTGTCTTTGCCACACCTCCTAGCGTTCGGTCACTCTCTATCGCTGCTCTGACGCTTGATGCGCCTGAGTACGACAGGTAACTGTCTAGCAGGCTGTGTGCGGTTCGGTCTGTGTATCTGCCAACGATGACGCTGATGGTCCAATCCTGCACGACATCTCCGCCACCCATTGCCTTGTGGTAGGTGACTTGCTCAATGGTTGGGAATGCGACAGGCGGATTGAGTTGCTCGGGTTGGTAGGTGTAGGTGCGCAGCCCTGAGATTGTGCCAAGCCGTGCGGCTAGACCTGTGGCGACTTGATTGATGCTGGCATTCATTAGGCAACAGCCATCAGACGGTACTGATTGAGCATGTCACGCACATCGGGGTCAACGGCTCGGACTTGGATTGCCATGTCATTGAAGCCAACGATGCCAAGCGCAGCGTTGTAGCGAGCGAATCCGCGGATTGACAACAGCACGCATGCCTCACGAACATCGTGCGGCACGGCATTCCAGCCCCATTGGGCAGTCACTCGTAGCAATGGCACATCGGGAATGGCTTGCGTTGGGAAGGTCTTGCCGCCAATGGCAACGATGCGCCGATACGGGATGCCGTTGAGAGATGCGTCAAGCGGCTCTAGTTGGTAGTCCACGCCTTGAGTCCATGTGTCCTCAAAGGTTCCGTCTGCGTCATCATCGGTCTGCACCGTGACGCTCGTGTTGGCAATGTCGTTGGTCGGGACATTGTAGTAATCAAACGGGTACATGCTGATGGCTGTTTGTGCAGTCTTGTAGAACCAGCGACCGCAGTAGCCATCAATGCGTCGTGAGGCTGCCTCAATGCTGCGCTCAAGCAACGAGTCGTCAACGGCATCGGTCAGTCGTAAGGCGGCTTTGACCTCAGCCAACGAGCAATAGCCATTGACTATTGCCACGATTACCTCTTTCGCTTGCGTGCTTTGGGTGGCGTTGCTCGCTCAGTCCCGGGGTCAAGCGTTGCAGTCTCCTTGGCAACATAGCCAAGGTCTTTGAGAGAAGCATCAATGGCTTCAATGCGCTCAGTCAAGCCACGCTTGATGTAGCCCTCACGCTCCTGCAATAGAGCGGCGATGAGATTCTTGTTCGTCATGTCTGCCTTTCTGGCGGTGACACAGCCAAGGGGATGCTGTACCACCGCCAGAGTCTAGGCGGAACTAGAAGGTCGGAGTGACCAGACCCGTGCCCGAGATGGCTGCCCATGCGTTGGGGTAGCGGTTGGCTGTGTAAGCGGCGTAGCCGTACACAATCATCGTCACATCCAACTCGGCTGCCTTTGGCTGCTCAAAGCGCAGCATCATCGGTTCGCCTGAGCCATCCTGCCACAGGTGCAGTTCTTGCGTGTTGCCAACGAAGATGGTGTCTTGGTTGGTGCCTGCGCCTTCGGTGATGCTGATGTTGGCATCGGTGAGCACCGGGAATCCCGCAATGCTGTAGCCCGAGTTGCCGTACACGACACCCGAGTTGCCTTCGGCGATGGCATTCATCGGACCATTCGGCGTCGGAACTGCCAGCGGACGATTGCTGGAGTCCAGAGCGGCGAGAATCCATGCCAAGCGGCGAGGATGCATCACGATGACATTCGGACCAGCGAAGAAGGTGGTCTGCACCTTCTGCACAGCGTCAAGCAGTTTGGGGTACAACTCTGCGACGGTAGGCGACGCATCGGTGTAGGTGACGGACTGACCTGCGGATGACAGGAGTTCGGCGCACACATTGCTGTCCAACTTGGTGTGCCAAGCCGAGACGAGGTCAGCCATGACCAACGAATCAACATTCGTGCCACGCTCAATCGCCTGACGGCTGACATTCTGCTGACCAGCAATCGTGACGACGCTGATGTCCAACTTGGTGTCATCCATGTTGGTCTCTTGCACGGCTGAGCCTTCCGTCTGGTTGGCGACTGCGGTGCCGGTGGTGACCTTGCTGATGCTCAGCGTCAGACCGTCTGCAGGCAGTTGATGCTTGCGAGCCACATCTGCCAATGGGCGACCCGCACGAGCGAACGGCGCTGCGAGGTCGGTGAGGTACTGCGGAACGATGAGTCCAGCAAAGTTGCTGCTGGTCACATCACGACGCTCAACCTTCTCCTCGTTCATGTGACGAGCGAGACGCTCACGAGCCGCGAAGTCGTTGCTGAACTGTGCCGAGTAGGCATCAGCAATGAACGAGTGTGCGCTCTGTTTGGTGTAGGTGCGAGGCTCGGACTTGACGACTGCCACGCCGAGTTCCTTGCGTGCTTCCTTGGCGGCTGCGCTGCGAGCCTCAAGTTCTTCGTGCTTGGTGATCTGGTCATCCAGAGCCTTGGCAGAGTTGAGGGCATCAGCAATCTTGCTGTCCTCGTCTGCGGTGAGGTCACGGGCTTCCACTTCGGCGGCATCCACGATGGACTGCGCCGAGGCGAGCAGCGCCGAGCGCTTCTCTTTGAGTTTGTCTGACATTGCCATGAGAGTTGTTCTCCTGTTGTTGTTGCTTGGTTGGTTGTCCAAGTGTTCTTCTCAGTGACTTAGTCGGCTGACGAACGGCTTGTCTTGTGGCGTTGGATTGCTAACTGCGCCCGTCGCAACGCCAGCGACGGTGACTTCAATGTAGCGGTGTCTGTATCAGCAGACTGCTTGTTGCGTAGTTGCACCATTGTCTGCTCGTAGGCAGGGTAGGTGACGACGCTGACATCGTAGAGGCGGACTTCTTTGAGTTCGCGGGTACGGCGGTCATCTGACCATGCATCTTTGACTGTCTCAAAGGCGAAACTCATCTGGCTAATGTCGCCACGACGCATTGCGGACAGAAGTTTGGCGGCATCGGGGTTGGCGTCATCCAACGAGGCTTCAATGCGCAGACCCGTTTCATCCTCGGCGAGGCGTAGCGTGCCCGACTTGGTGCGTGCCAATGGCACGCCTTCGTGGTCAATGAGCAGGCGCACATCTGCACCGTCTTTGATGGTCTTGGTGAATGCGCCTCGGCGCACGAACTCTGTCCACGGCAGAGGTTCGCTTGGGCTGTCAAAGACTGCTGCGTATCCGACCAAGGTCTTGCCATCGCCCTCGGCACGGAGTTCAAGGTTGCTGTAGGCGATGCTGCGTTGCTCGCCGTGTGCCACGACCCAATGATTCATCTCCGCCTCGTCATCGGCTTCGTCGTCGTCTGCTTCCCACGACTCGCAAACCATGCTGGCTTGGCATCCAGCCATGTATCGCTCGCACCATGAACGCTCGTCGTCAAAGTATTCGCATGTGCCACAGGACTTGCCAGCCTCGGATGCTTCTTGGTACGAATCTGGTAGTTCACGCAAGTCCGACACACCCAACTCTGGTCGCTCGTCGGTCTCCATGTCGTCAGCCATCACCATGGCTTCCCGTTCCTCGTCAAGTTTGGCGACAACATTGTTGGCATGTTCCATGGCTCGTCTTGCATCCTCTTTCGTTGGTCCGCTGCCCCAAAGCAGATGAGCGACAAGACCTGCCGTTATCTCATCGCCTTGAACAGCGTCTAAGT